CTGTACGGAGCAGGAGATGAAAAGCTTGGGTCTGTGGCTGGAGGAGGTAGAGCGACTGGCAAGAAACTTAGAGAATCTTTCCTACATAATCTGCCATCATTCGCAGATCTTAAGGAGAGAGTATCAGGAGCAGCTTCGCGTGGATACCTCGTCGGACTTGACGGTAGAAAGCTCCAAGTCAGATCAGAACACGCAGCCCTAAACACCTTGCTACAGTCGGCAGGATCTCTGGTAATGAAAAAAGCCTTGACTCTTCTGGATGATTACGGTAAAATATGGGGTATAGACTATAAGTTTGTTGGTAATATTCATGATGAGATACAAGCTGAAGTTATTAACGAACGAACAGAAACCTTTGGTAGACTAGCCGTATCCTGTATTCAGGCAGCGGGTCTTGAATGGAAACTCAACTGTCCTCTTGATGGGGAATATAAGGTAGGATTGACATGGGCGCAGACACATTAATAGAAGACATCTATGGCTTGGTGTCTACCAAAGAAGTACCAAAGTTGGTAGACATAGACAAAGAGATAGAGACTTTCGGGGAATCAATTAAAGAGCTTATGAGAACTGAGTTCAAGAAAGACAGGCCCAGAGATACGCGGAGGTTGCGCCTGTCAAGCATAGGCAGGACTGACAAGTATCTTTGGAATCAGTATCACGGAAGTGAAGGTGAAGAACTACAGCCTCACACCCTAGTAAAGTTCCTGTACGGGCATGTCATTGAGGAGTTAGTCTTATTCCTAACTAGAGCCTCTGGTCATGAAGTCACCTGTGAACAGAAAAGGTGTGAGGTTGAGGGTGTTGTAGGACACATGGACTGCAAGATCGACGGTGTGGTAACGGACGTTAAGTCAGCAAGCAGCTTTGCCTTTAAGAAGTTTAAAGAGCGTAGAGTGCCAGAAGATGATCCCTTTGGATACGTAGACCAGATCAAAGCTTACGCGCACTCAGAGGGTGAAAGGAAGTTTGCATGGCTGGCTATGGACAAAGCCAACGGTCACTTAACCTTTTGTCAGCATGACCTAGACGATGAGTCTGATCCTATGCACGATCTTATAAAAGGAGACATAGCTGAAAGAATAAGGCACGTAAAAAAGCTCGTAGAGGGGCCAGAGCCTCTGGAGTTTTGTTACGAAGACGTACCCGACGGCAAGTCTGGGAACAGAAAGTTAAGCGTTGGTTGTTCTTACTGTCAATTCAGAGAAAAGTGTTACCCCGATTTGCGTACTTTTATCTACGCCTATGGGCCAAAGCATTTAACAAAGGTGGTTAAGCAGCCATACGTATCAGAGGTTCCAGATGGTTTCTAAGAATTATGGAAGGTACAGATCAGGTCTTGAGAAAAAGTTTGCTGAAGCCCTGCCCCGTAAGTTTATGGCTTATGAGCCTTTTGATATGCCCTACACGGTACATAGACATTACAAGCCTGACTTTGTGTACAAGGACTGGATGATAGTAGAATGTAAGGGATTCTTTAGGGAAGGAGACACACTTAAATATAAATCAATTAGGGATTGTCTGTCTGAAGACCAAGAGCTGGTCTTTGTATTGTCAGATCCCAACAAGAAAGTAAGGAAGGGTGCTAAGATGACAATGGGACAGTGGTGTGATAAGGAAGGTTTAAAGCATTTTACAATAGCAACGACACAAGAGTTGATTGACTATGCCAATGCTAATTGATGAGTTAAGAGAACGAATCCTTCAGGAGTACGATGCAGACTTATTGTGTGAAGTCTTGGACATAACTGCTGAAGATCTTTTAGATGCCTTTGAGCATAGATTTATAGACAAGCAGGAGCTATTTAGAGAGTTGGAGGATTTGTATGTCGAAGATTAATGATGTTATGCAGCTCAGGGCTGACCCTACACCTGAGGAGTGGAACGATGTTGTAAACAAACCTCCACATTACAATCAGGGTGGTATGGAAGCCATAGACTACATTAAACAACAATTAGGTGAAGGAATTGTTGACTACTGTGAAGGCAATGTGCTAAAGTATTTACATAGGTGGCGCTACAAGAACGGGCTACAGGACTTGCAGAAGGCTCAGTGGTACTTAAACAAGATGGTCAAAGAACAGTCGGAGCTAGAATGAAAGTAATTGAAGGAAACTTTGGTGAGAAGGCCAACGAAGACAAGATAACAGTACCTCTGGTATTCAATGCAATTACTGAGAAGGAAGACCTAACAAACTATGAAGATGCTTTCTGTGTTGTCAAGTCGGAGGAGTTTATTGTGGTGTCTACCAATATGGACACTCTTGACTTATACTTCTTACTGGATCAATTAAAACTATCACTATTAACTGGAGGGGACTACGAACTCTAATGGATCAATATCACCAATACATACATAAATCACGATACGCACGTTACATGGACGATGAACAACGCAGAGAGGAGTGGGAAGAGACCATTAATCGTTACGTTAGTTTCTTCACGGAGCGTAACCAGATAGACGACATTATGGCTGAAGAGCTGTACAACGCCATCTTTGAGCAGAAGGTAATGCCTTCCATGCGCTGTATGATGACCGCAGGGGCAGCTTTAAAGCGGGACAATGTTGCAGCCTTTAACTGCTCCTACCTGCCCATAGACAGCCCTAGATCCTTTGACGAGCTTATGTACATTCTCATGTGCGGTACGGGCGTAGGGTTCAGCGTTGAGCGGGACTACGTTAATCAGCTCCCTGTGGTTGCTGACAGCTTCCATGACACAAAGACAACCGTTGTGGTGTCCGACAGTAAGGTAGGCTGGGCAAGCGCCTTCAGAGAGCTTATAAGCCTCCTGTACGCTGGTAAGGTTCCTAAGTGTGACTTGACTAAGGTTAGGTTGGCAGGGGCTAGACTGAAGACCTTTGGCGGTAGAGCCAGTGGGCCACAACCTTTGGCTGACTTGTTTAACTTCTCAGTGGACTTGTTCAAAGGTGCGGCAGGACGCAAGCTAACGTCCCTTGAGTGCCATGACTTAGTGTGTAAGATTGCAGATATTGTAGTCGTTGGCGGTGTCCGTAGGTCTGCCCTAATCTCTTTGAGCAATGTTACTGACAATCGTATGGCTAACGCTAAGAACGGCGAGTGGTACATTAGCAACGGTCAGCGAGCCTTAGCAAACAACAGTGCTGTGTACTCTGAGAAGCCTGACTTTGACACTTACTCATCCGAGATGAAGCGCCTGTACGACTCTAAGTCTGGGGAGCGTGGGATCTTTAGCCGCATTGCAGCACAGAAGGTAGCAGCACGTAACGAGCGCAGGGATGCGACACACAAGTTTGGAACTAACCCTTGCTCTGAGATCATTCTACGCCCCTATCAGTTCTGTAATCTCTCTGAGGTGATTGTACGCCCAGACGATACCTTGCAGTCACTCAAGGAGAAGGTGCGCCTAGCGACCATCTTAGGGACTCTACAGGCTACCCTTACGGACTTCCGATACCTACGGAACATCTGGAAGCGTAACACAGAGGAAGAGGCGCTTCTGGGTGTCTCAATGACGGGCATCATGGACTGTAAGCTGACCAATGGGTCTACAGGTGAGGAGGCTTTGGGTAAGCTTCTGGACAACCTGAGGACTGTATCGGTAGAGACTAACCGACAGTGGGCCGAAGCTCTGGGTATCAACCAGTCAGTAGCCATTACGTGCGTCAAGCCCTCCGGTACTGTCTCACAGTTGACCGACAGCGCCAGTGGTATTCACCCACGCTTTAGCGACTACTACGTTCGTACTGTTAGAGCTGACAAGAAAGACCCTCTGGCTACCGCCATGATTGAAGCTGGGTTTCCTTATGAAGAGGACGTAATGAATAACTCTAACTGGGTATTCTCGTTCCCTCAGAAGGCTCCTGAGAAGGCTGTGACTGTGGAAAGCATGGGCGCTATGGAGCAGCTCAGGCTCTGGAAGACCTATCAAGACCACTGGTGTGAGCACAAGCCCTCTATGACTTGCTACTACAACGATGATAACTTCTACGCTGTCTGTCAGTGGATCTGGGAGAACTTTGATTCCGTCAGTGGTATTAGCTTTCTACCTGAGGCAGAGCATGTGTACAAGCAAGCTCCGTACCAGAAGATAGACAAGAAGACGTACCAGAAGTTAAGCAAGGAGATGCCCAAGCAGTTTGAATGGGACATTGAAGAGAAGGAAGACAACACTGAAGGGGCGCAAACCTTAGCTTGTGTAGCTGGAGTCTGCGAGATATAAACTTAGGGGGCGCAATGCCCCCTTTTGTTTACTGTTCTTCCTGAGGCTGTCCTGAGAGCATACCAGCCCCCTGTAAACCATAGTTACCCGCCAGCGTTGCATTAGTAGCTACTCTAGGTATTTGCCCAGCAAGCTGCCTAGCAGTAGGACTAAAGTTATCAGCCTCCTGTGCTATCCTTTGATTGACCCTACGGGCTACTCCTGACCTTGAACCATAAACAGGGTCTTTCAAGAAAGGCGTGGGTTCTGCTCCAACTGGAGAGTATTCTCCTACAACCTCTCCCCCCAATCTTTTAGAAGACCCTTGTTTTATCTTTCCCGCTTGTGTATACGAGGGTTTTACGGTATCTAAGGATTCCCCCAATTCGTTTGCAAGCCGCCTTCTAGCTTGCTCTGGGGTTTCTCCAGCGTTATATGTATCTTTGCCCCTTCCTCTATACACGTTATATTGAATAGGTGGGAAGACCGTTATAAGAGGCTTACCGTCTATAGGATCAAAGCCCAACATATCGTGCCTGTCGCTAACAATTACATTTACATCACCGTTCTTGTTTAAAGTAGTAATCCGATTAACACCCCCAAGCTCTTTAGCACCTGACTTAAACGAGTCCTGTATTATAAACAACTCTTGGTCAGCATCCCATGTCATCTTAGGTTCAGATGCTAATCGCCTTTCAGCTTCTTTTAGGGTTTTTAACTGAGGCTCAGTAAGAGACTTTCCTTCTTTGTTTTTCTGAACAATATCTTTCTGCACTTTAGTTAGTGATCTTCCTGTAGCAGCAGATATTACCTCAGAAGGCGATGCTGTTTTTAAATCCATGCTATCATCAAAGTAAAATAAAAAGTTTAGTGCAGGATCATTTCTACCTTTACGCGCTTGATCCGTCATGCTGTGCTGTTTTTCAGGATCTTTAACTACAATAGCTGTTCTTCCTCTTTCTTTATCACCTATCTCCCAAGTCTGATATATTCTTTCTTGAATATAATCTTGATTCTTTGCAGACATAGAGGGGTTTTCTAAAGTGTTTGTTACTTTAGCGCGTGGCTCTTCAAAAACCATGTCATTAAACTTTTGTCTTGAGGGGCCTACACCGCTACCTAATACATTCATTTTTTCAAAGTTTTTCTGTAAAAACTCAGGTATGTCTTCCCCTGTTTGTTTTCTAAAAAGATAAGTATAAGCCAAAGCACCTTCTGTCATTGAACCGTAACCGTTCCAACGCTCATCAAACTTATCCAGATCTTTCTGAGCTTTTATTCTTTGGTCGTATGGGCCTTGTTTAGCTTGTTCTTGAAGCTTACTACGTCTAGTTACTAAAGCTTCTGCTTGTTTAGCTTGCTGAGTAAGACCTTTAGTAATGCCCGTTTCAGCCTGTAAGGCTAAAGCTTTTGGATTAAAAGAACTAAGCAAAGCGTTTTTAGCACCAGAAGCTCCTGCTTCTAGTACACCAGCAGCCGTTACAAGAGGATTACCAGAATAAAAACCTCTTACTTCCGTGGGCATATTACGGGCAACGCTGTTGGCTATTTTACCCACAGGAGTAACAGTGAGGACATTACTAATAGCGCCCAAGTCTGTCATAAGCTCGTCGTTTTCTTTGGCAAACCTAACTGCTTTTTTACCTATGTCAGTATCAGCAGCCGACCTAATAACTTCTTGCAAAGGCTTTTCAATGTTTTCTTGATAAGCTGCTTCAACACCCCAAGAGTCTGGGGTAATATAATCGCCAACAACTCCTAAAGTATCTCCAAAGAGACCGCCACCTAAACCTACAATATCACCAGTAGACCTTAAAAGCCTCTGGCCTACGTTAATGTCTCCCTGCATTAAAGCTCTATTATTGTCCTGTGTTCTTTTAGAAAAGTCTTGAAAGGTTTTTTCAAAGCCAGCCATTATTTAACCCCCATACCGTTTTCTTCTGTTTCTTCTCTAGCGTCCTGCATGTAGGCAATAACCGCAAGTCTGTCTGCTTTTAGTTGTTT